GCACCGTGCACAATGGCATACTGGCCGCAATCCTCCGCCCACAGGTGCCCGGTGCCGTCAAGGTCAGTCAGCAGCCAGGCGGGCTGCCCGTACTGGGCGATGGTCTCCGCATAGCGCGGGTCAAGGGCAATCAGGCACCAGCCTTCGGGGCCGCACTGGCCCCTTCCCCAATCGGCAAAGGTCGGGGTAGGGGTTTCAAACGCGGCCATTTTCAGCGCGCCGAAGCTGGTAGGCACCACACGGGATTTCTCGCCCCAAACGTCCAGGTTGTGCACGTTGAGCTTGCCGCTCACGCCAACGCGAGTCGTGTTAAAATCGGCATCGCTGTCATCGCTGCGGTTGTAGGTGATCTGCATCCCAACGTAAGAGGTCGGGTTCAGACCGTCAACCCAGCCATAGCTCATGTACTTGCTGCTTGCGCCAAAATAGGACCGCCCGGCTTCCGAGTACAGCACGCCGGTCAGGCCGATGCTGCCGGTGTTGATGGTTGCGTACCACGCAATATGGCGGTTATCCAGAAATACGCGCTCACCGGCCTCGGTGCCCATACGTATCCACGCGTTGTCCAGGTCGTACACGGTGGTGTAGTTGAGGTTATGCAGCTGCCCGGTCGTAATGTTTCCGCCGTTGATGATTGTCTTGTCCTGGTTCCAGGTGCTCAAATCCGAAAAAGTCACCACGCCGGATAGGTTGATCTGTGCGCTGGTGATCTCTGTTCCGCCTGCCGTCAGCTTGATGGTGCTGCTGGTTCCGCTTGTGCTGGCCGTCAGCTTAATTTCGCTCACCGTCTGCTTGATCTCGGTTTTGGTTTCGGTGGTAGTCAGGTAATCGCCGCTGCTGGCCGTCCAGGCGGTAGGGGCATTGCCCATCTGCACCATGGGGTGCATGATGGTCAGATCGTTGGCAACGGTGGCGTTATCGTCCGCGGTACTTATAAACAGACCGTCTGCATAGCCGTCCGCGGTCGCCGTGAACGCCGCCCAGCGCAGCTTCCAGCCGTTGTCCAGCGCAATGTCCTGCTTCGCATTTTTGAATGCATTGCCGTAATAACTTTTTGCGCCGCTGCTGTTCTTGGTCTCGAACTGCAAAAACAGGCTGTCCGTGCCAGAGTTGAGCTTGTACAGTACGCTGGCGCAGTAGGTCATGCCCTTGGCAATCACCAGCGTTTTGTCCGCACCAAAGTGGAAGCGGGTGTTCTGCGCCTTATTGGTCACGCGAACAGATTCACCCATAATGGTGTAACTGCCTTTTTTGCTTGCGGCGTTGCCGCCTGCATCCAGGGTCGCATTGTTCCAGTCGTCGGTGCCCGCAATAATATTGTTGCCGCCGGTGATCCGCTGCGTTACCGTCTGGGTAATGCTGTCGGCTTTCTGGTCAATCGCGGATACTGATTCTTTAACGGTTTTGAATTCCTTCTTGGTGCTGTTCAGGTCGTTTGAAATGGTTGTGGTGGTCTCTTTCAGGCTGCTGACTTTGGTGCTGATGCTATCCGCCTTCTGGCTGATGCCGGAGACATCCTCTTTCAGGCTGTTCACCGTTGCGGTGGTGGCGTAATCCTGCAATTTACTGTCAACGGCATCATTGGCGGCGCTGATAGCGGTGTCCTTCACGTTGGCCGTTACCGTTTCAGTCACTGACTTGGTGACTTCGGTTTTGATCTCGTCAGCGGTCTGGGAAAACAGGCTTTTTGCGCTTTCCTGGGTCAGATAGTCACCGGAGCTGGCGTTCCAGGCGGTCGGCGCGTTGCCGTATTGCAGCATGGGGTGAAGCAGCTCAAACTTATTGGTGCAGTTGCCATTGCTGTCGAAATCGGCTTTTTTCAAAACACCGTTTTGGCCGGGGGTCCATGTACCATACCGCAGCACCCAGCCGTCTGTCTGCTTAATTTCGAGCTGGTCAGCGGTTTTTATGTAGGCAATGTAATTTTGTCCGTCATCGCTCGTAAACGTAATGCCCAGCCGCAGCGCATCGGTGCCGGAAATGAGTTTGTACATAACGGACAGGCATAGGGTAACGCCTTTGGTGATATGGGCGCTAACAGCGTTGAACTTGAACCCGCGGCATGTGTTCGCATTGGTTATTGTTGCGCTGCCATCATCGCCATACACCACGCTACTGTCAATGCCGACATAGGTGGCGTTCTTGAAGCTCTCACTGCCCAGGATCAGGTTGCCGCCGCCGGTGATTTTGGTGTCTTTTTTCACCTCAGAGGAAAGCCCGTCCACCGTTGCTTTCAGGTCGGTGTACTTGCCGGTCAGGTCGCTGGCCTTTACTTCCAGGCCGTCCACGCTGGTCTTGATCTCCAGCATCTTGCCGGTCAGGTTTTTGTAGCTCTGGCTGTTCACGGCGCTGGAACTTTCCCGGCTGGCACTGCCCACGCTCTCAAAGCTGGCTTTGCCGGAGGAGATTGTGGCGCTCATCAGGTAGGTGTCGAACTCCCGCCCGCGTGCGTCCTTAACGTGTACGATCTGGCCGCAGGCAAGGCCGGAGCTGCTGGGCACCGATACTTTGCAGGGGGTGTAGGTCACGTTTTTCAGCACGTTGTACAGGTTTTGGACGACGCTTTTCAGGTTGGCTTCGGTGCCGGTTGTCAGCAGCAGATTGCCCTGCACTGCATAGGTGTTGGTGGCAGTGGTGCTGTCGGGGTAGATGACCCCCACGTCACTGTCCGACTGCCGGATCTGGACTTTCTCAATGGCCTTGACCGCGTAGTCCTCGTAGCTCAGGCTGTCAGCATAATAGGCGGTGCTGTTGCTGGCACCGTCCGGGGTGATTTTAACTGTGCTGCGCTTGTCTGTGTAGGTCAGGAATTGCAGCTTGCCGTCTGCATTCATGTGGGCGTAGCAGCCAGCGGCTTCCGCCGCCCAGGAGATAATCTGTCGGCAGGTCAGGTCGTCCGCGTAGAACGCCTGCACGCTGTAGCTGCCGTTGATGGGCAGGCTGCTGCTGGCAAGCGCGACCCCCGCCCGCTGGCAGGCCAGCTGAACCAGCTGCCAGATAGTTTTGGGGAACTGTGCCCGATTGGCGTGCAGCCAGCCGGAGAAGTCCGCATCCAGCTTGGACATGGTGTCGTAGGCCGTGACCTTGTAGCTGTTGCGCTTGGTGCGGGTGGGCTTTTCAGCATAGAAAACACCCACCTTGGTGCGGTTCCCGGCATCATCCTGCCGGTAATAGGTCAGGGCGTCCCCGGCAGTAATTTGCAGGCTGCCGCCCGGGTCTGCCCAGATCTCGGCCTCGATGTAATCCGAATAAGCAGAGCCGATGGCGAATTCCTGCCCGGCGTTTACCGCAGTGTGCAGGGTAAGAGCTTTAAGGGTGCTGCCAGCCTCTCCGCCTTTCAGCTCAGTGCCGTTTGGCAGCAGCAAAACGGAGTAGTACATGCTTCACCTCCGGTCAGCATTCGATAATGTTAAACTTCAAATTCTTCCACTGTTTCGTCTTGGCATTGTGCCAGGCGATGCCGTATTTGCTGCAGTAGCAGGTGGTGGTTTCGGTCTCGGTGGAAGAACCGGCTTTGGGATGGGTGAACTGAAACGTTGCCTTGCCTGCAAACAGCCCGATGGTGTACTTGTATTCGTCGTCAGTCAGGCAGCTGTAGGCGATGGGCCAGGTGGCAACCTTTTCCCGCACCACTTCGCGGTGCATGTACCCGGCTTCGTCGCGCCCGGAATCGCTGGAATCCAGGTCGGAATAGCTCGGTTCAATGTCGCAGTCCGGTGCGTACAGGGATTTGCCATCGATCTGGAACAGATTGGTCAGGGTCACGTTACACACCTCCTGTTGCAATCAGCTGTTTGCGCTGCCAGCGCTGTACGGCGCGGCCTACGTCCTCGTCGGTCAGCTCAATGCCGTACACGGCGGAGAGGATCTCCCGCAGCACGGCCACAACGGCTTCAAAGCCCGCCATTTGGCCTGCCTGCAAATCTTCCATGACCTCGGCCACAGCCTGCTTGATGGTGTCCAGCGGAGCTTCCACGTTGGTGCCGTGGCTCTGATCGCCCAGCACCGCCAAAAACTCCCGGTTCGCCGGGATGACCGCGCCTTGTGCCAGGTAGGGAATTTGCGGGGCGGTCAGGGTGCTGATATTAAACCCGACATGCCCGCCGCCGAATATGTCCGGCAGGTCGAACGAAAGGCCGTTCAGCGCGTTGATGACCGCATTGATGCCGGTCACAACGGCGGAGATCATCCGATTGATGAAGCCGATGATGCCATTGACGGCGGTCTTGATGGCGTTCGTCATCTTATCCCAGACGGTGTTGACCGTGTTGCCGATGGCCTGCCAGGCAGCATCCCAGTTGCCGCGGAACACGGCGCTTAAAAAGTCCGCCAGCCCGCGCAGCACAACAACGGCCAGATCGATGGCATCCGCAATAGCCCCAACGGCCACGCCAACAACGTCCGCAATGGCGTTGAATACCTCAGCAAACGCGGGGCCGAACGTGGCGATAATCCACTTGGCCACCGGGGCCAGCAGGTTGTTCCACAGGTTCAGCAGGCAGTTGGCAACGCTTGCCACCAGCAAAAGAATGTCGTCCCACAGGGGCTTGAGATGGGAGGACCAGAGGGTAGATAAAATCTGCATCAGGTTAGTAAGGATCGGCTGCAAAACGTTCTGCCACAGGGTGGTAAAAATGCCTTGCAGGTTTTCCAGCGCCAGGGCGGCACTCTGGGCAATGGGCTGGCCGTACTCGGCCCAGGTCAGCTGAACGCCGCCCAAAAGATCCTGCCAAACGGTCAGGGCAGCGGTTTTCATCTGCTGCCAGGCTGCATCCCACAGCGCGGCGGCGGGGGCAAGCACAGCCTGCAATGTAGCCCAGAAATTTTGCAGCTGCTGGTTTAATAGAGCCGGCAGACTTAACTGTGGCGGTTCGGCATCTGCGGCTTTGATTGTTGCAGCGCTGCTGCTTTTGCGGGTGGTGGAAGCCGCCGCAGCTCCGGCACTTTCGGCAAGAGAAGCCTGCAGCCGGTCCAGCTCATCAAATTCCGCAACGCTGCGTTTGGCGGCCTTGGCTGCTTTGGTGGTGCCACTGGCAAGTTTGGCCTGGGCTTTGGCGGCTTTGTTGGCGCTGACTGCTGCTGCGGCGGTCTGCTGCTCAAACTTTGCCACCGGCACGGCGGAGAACGCAGCGTTTACACTGCGGCTTATTTTTTTCAGGGCAGTGCGCAGGCCGTTCAGCGGCTGCTGCGCGGTGTGGGTAGTTGTTTGTGTAGACAGGGCAACCTGAAGGCTGCCTGCATAGGATTTTGGCAAAAGCATCTACCTCCTTATGGGGACTTAATTGGCCAACAGGCGCTGCAGCCGCTGGCGTTCCGCTATCTCTGCCGGATTCAGGCGGGGGCGCAGGTCAACCATGGCTTTGTTTTTGCGGTAGTAGTCCTGTTCCCACGGCTGCAATTTTTGGCCGTGGCGCAGCTTGCTGCGCACCCGCAGCAGGGTAGCCAGCTGGCCGTCCCCAATGCTGTTGAACCAGGCCATAAAGGTCCACCAGTGCAGATAAGGCAGGGCGCGCACTTCGCACCCGGCGGCTTTGTTGATGTCGGCGGCAATCAGCGGGGCGTCCTGTTCCCAGTCCAACAGCGGCGGGGCAGGGGAGCGGGGCAGCGTTTGCCCGCAGTTCAAAAAATCTGCCAGCTTCTGCATGGCCTCCGGATAGTCGCTGCGCGGCAGATCGCCCTCATAAAATAG